TAATGAAAAAAAGTATATTATGCAGTATATGATAGGAAAGCAGAATTGTTTTCAGCTCCGTTTTTGGAAATCAAAGACGGAACAGCAATTCGCGCGATTCAAGATTTGGTAGTTAACTCACCAGATCATGCTTTTGCAAAACATCCATCGGACTTTAGTTTGCATAAGTTAGGTGAGTTTGACGATGTAAGCGGAGTGATTACAGGCCATATGCCTGAGAAACTCCAAGAAATTGAAAATCTAGTAGGAGAATAAAAATATGCTAGGCGGTCGTATGGGCAATTTGCCAACAGTAATGAAGCACGAGTTTTCGCGAGTGCCACAAGCTGATATTCAGCGTTCAACGTTTAATCGGTCACACGGACTAAAAACAACATTCGACGCAGGGTATTTAGTACCAATTTTCGTGGATGAAGTAGTGCCAGGCGATTCGTTTAATCTAAAAGCGCATGGATTTGGTCGCCTAGCTACTCCAATTTATCCAGTGATGGATAATTTATATGTTGAAACATTCTTTTTCTTTGTTCCAAACAGATTGATTTGGGACAATTGGGAAAAGTTCAATGGCGCACAGGATAATCCGGGCGACAGTACAAGTTATTTGGTTCCGCAGCTGACGCTGGGTTCAGGCGTAAGTATCGCAGGCGACAGCCTGTTTGATTATATGGGTTTGCCAACAGGTGTAAACGGTATTGCGTTTAACAACCTGCACGGTCGTGCATATAATCTTTGTTATAATGAATGGTTTCGTGACGAAAACCTTCAGGATTCAGTTACAGTAGATAAGGGCGATGGCCCTGATAATATTAGTGATTACACGCTGCTTAAGCGTGGTAAGCGGCATGATTATTTTACATCATGTTTACCATGGCCGCAAAAAGGTGATGCAGTTACTTTGCCGTTGGGTGGCGAAGCACCTGTAAAGGTAGATCGAGTTGGTAGCGGATATGATCTATCGTTGTTGGATGCAAACGATGTTTATAACAGGTTTTACACAGGTGCGACTTGGGGAACTCTTCAAGGTACACCTGATGGAATCGAAGCAAACAGTATGTTTGCAGATTTGACAGTAGCGACAGCAGCAACAATTAATCAGTTGCGCGAAGCGTTTCAGATTCAAAGGTTGTATGAGCGCGACGCGCGAGGCGGTACTAGGTACACAGAAATATTGCAAAGTCATTTTGGTGTAACGTCACCAGATGCACGTCTGCAGCGGCCAGAATATCTTGGCGGAGGTAAGACACCAGTACAAATGCAACCAGTGCCGCAAACATCTAGTACAGATGCAACATCGCCACAAGGTAATTTGAGCGCGATGGGAACAGTAGGTGTTCAGGGACATGGTTTTAGCAAATCATTTGTTGAACACGGTGTTATTATTGGTATGGCGTGTGTATTTGCAGATTTAACATACCAACAAGGCATGAATCGGATGTGGTCTCGTCGGGATCGCTGGGACTTTTATTGGCCCGCGCTTGCACATTTGGGTGAACAAGCAGTGCTAAACGAAGAAATTTACACACAAGGAACAAGTGCAGATCAAGATGTATTTGGATATCAAGAACGTTATGCGGAATATAGGTACAAGCCGTCACAGATTACAGGTAAAATGCGGTCAAACGCTTCAGGTAGTTTGGATGTTTGGCATTTGTCACAAGACTTTAGCGCAGTGCCAGTGCTCAATGCATCGTTTATTGAGGAAAACCCGCCAATTGATCGGGTTGTAGCGTTACCATCAGAACCTGATCTGTTGTTTGATTGGTATTTTGATATGAAATGCACACGTCCAATGCCAACATATAGTGTTCCAGGTCTCATTGACCATTTTTAGGTGAATGTTATGGATAGTATTAAATGGGCTGCTATTGTTGCTTTTAGCCGGAGGTTTATTCTTCCGGCAGTTTTGGGCGGTATTGTGGTTTGGCTTATTGCTAATGGTTTCGCTGCTTGGGTTCCAGCTGTCTGTGGTGTAGCAGACGCGTTAGCAGTATTTGTGCAGGAGTGTTCTAATGGGTCTTAGTAGTATCTTATCAGCAATCAACCCTTACGCAGGGTTGATAGGAGTTGGTGCATCGGCTTATGGACAATATAGAGCTAACAAAGAGACACGTAATTACGCAACAAAGATGAGCGGAACAGCTCATCAAAGGCAAATGGCTGATTTAAAAGCAGCTGGTATTAATCCAATATTAGCCGGTAGACTCGGTGGTGCATCGACACCATCTTACCAAGCAGGCAATATTGGGTCTGCTGCGGTGCAAGGATATAGTCAAGTAAGTAGTGCAAAGCAAGCTCAAGCGCAAACTAAACAAATAGATGCACAAACAATGGTGACAAAACAGCAAGAAGAAAAGCTAGTTCAAGAGATAAAGCAAATGAAAGATTTGCACAATGAACGGTGGCAACGGTTATTTGCCACAATGGGACCTGATAACATAGCGGCGTCAGTTGCCGCAGCAATCAATAATGTCGATGTTAAATTGTTATTGAATCAGGTTGCTAGAAAAACAAAAGCAAGTGTTAACACGCTTGAAGATTTGAAGGCGTTGCTTAGAGCAACACAAGCGCAAAAATCCGGTGTTGCCCAGACGGTAAGCGGATTTGAGCAAATTATTAAGCATGTGTTTAAACCTACTGATATGCGAAACGACAAATATTCAAGAGGAGCTAGAAATGGCTAAAATGGTATTTAAAACAGGTTATGGCGAGCGTGAGCGCGTACAGACAGAACCAAAAGGCGAAAGCCTAACGCAACAGCACTTTGCTCAAGAAGCGGACGTGCGTAATATTATTAAGCAATATGACAAAACTGGTCTAATTGCTAATGTACAAAAGGGCGTTGCGCAATATGGTGATTATTCAGAAGTTAACGAATATAGAGAGGCATTAGATCTCGTTAATGATGCAAACCGTATGTTTTCAGAGTTGCCTGCAGAATTGCGGGAAATGTTTCAGAATAATGCTGGAACGTTTTTGGAGTTTGCAACAAATCCAGAGAATCAAAATAGAATGATTGAGCTTGGACTTAAGGAGGCTCCTGTCCAAGAAGAACGGCCGCTAAAGGCCGAAAATAAGGCTGCCGAGCCTCCCGCTCCCCAAGAAGCTGGGGAGTAGAGGCAGCCAGGGCACAGTTACTCACTTGATGTAACTGTGCCCACTGACACCAAAGGAGGAAAAGGTGGAAACAATTAAGTATAATTTAACTCAGGCCAAGACACGGGAAGACAAAACACAGTGGATCAAAATAGGGATAGCACAAAAAAGCGACCGTAATTTTTGGATCAAGTTAGATGTGTTGCCGATAGCAGATAAAAACGGCGAAGTATGGTTAAATTTATTTGAAAGGAAAGATGATGAAGTACAGAAAAAAATGAGCGCTAGAAGCAGTCGTAAACAATTTACGAAAGGCGCTATGAAAGTGAAGGGTAAAAATTTCACAAAACCTATGCGCGGCGGCATCCGTCTATAGATGCCATGCTATCATCCTCTGGTAGCCTATAAATGCGATGGAAAAG